TATGTAGCGTAAAAAATTGTGGGACGAATGCTTTTGCTAAAGGTCTTTGTAAAAACTGCTACGCGCAGGCATACGCAAAGAAAAATCCGCAAAAAATTTGTGCCATGGCGTCTAAAAGACGCGCATCAATACGAAACCGAACACCTAGTTGGTTAACGACCGACGATTTTTGGCTGATTGAGGAGGCTTACTCCCTTGCGCAAATGCGAACTAAATTGTTTGGGTTCAAATGGCATGTTGACCATATCCTTCCGCTTCATGGCAAAAAGGTATCTGGGTTTCATGTTCCTACCAATTTACAAGTAATACCCGCAACAGTAAACCAAAGAAAAGCAGCTAGTTTTATCATTTAATTCTTAAGAGCTTCAAGGCTAAAAGGAGAAAATTGTGCCCCAATTCTCAGACGATCTATTCCTCGGCCCAGCCCAAACCTACATCGGTACGGGCATCCGTCCTTACTCCACCACCGCAACTGGCGGCACTGGTGGATCTTCCTCCACAACCCTGACTGTTACTGACGTTGGCTTTGGCGCACCTATTGCGTTGGGTATGTACGTTGACGGCACCAGCGTGACCGACGGCACCTACATCACTGCCTTTGGCACTGGTAACGGCGGCGTGGGCACCTACACGCTGAACCAGGCTATCAACGTGGCAACCACCACCGCGCTGACCTTGCACGGCAACATCGCCTTTGACAACCCGTCTCCCATGGACTTGGGTGTTGGCCCCTTGGGTCGCATCTACGTCTGGGACGTGGTTCCTCAGGCCAAGGTTGCAAACAACCTGGCCACGGCTCAGTCGCCTACCAGCGCGTTCACTCTTACCGCTGGCACCTCGGTGAAAGCTGTAACACTGAGCAACGGCTCTCTCGGCTACGCTTTGGATCTGCCTCGCGCTCTCATCATCACCATCGGCACCGGCACCATCGCTAACCGCAGCATCACGATCAGCGGCTACGACTACTACGGTCAGCCCATGAGCGAAGTGATCGCTACCGGCACAACCCAGTCCACCACTGTGAGCGGCAAGAAGGCCTTCTACATCGTGACCTCCATCACCACCTCCGGTGCTGTTGGCGGCACTGTTGCAGTTGGCACTACCGACATCTTGGGTCTGCCTGTTCGCGTGGCCAACGTGGCCTACATCGCAAGTGTGAAGAGCAACAACACGCTGGCCCAAGATGCCGGTACGTTTGTGGCTGCTGCCACCGCTACTGCGACCACCACCACCGGTGACGTGCGCGGTACCTACGTCCCCGCAACCGCTTCGGACGGCATCGTTCGCACGGTGATGGGCATCCTGTTGCCCGGCATCGCGGTTGGCCCCAACGCCACCCGCATCGGTGCTCTCGGTGTAACCCAAGCATAAGGAGTAGATCATGGGCCAATTCAAACCAATGGTGAAGATGGAGACCACCGAGCCTTCGGTGATCCTCAAGCTGAAAAAGGGTGGGCACGTTGCGGTAAACAAAGACGCGCACGGCCACACCAACATGAAGAGCGATGCCTTCAAGGCCAAGTACAGCGACGACCGCGCGGAAGACGGCGCGGCTCCCAAAAAGCCTTCGATGGCTGATCGCCGCAAGGCGATGTCGGGCGCTTTGCTGAACTCCAAAAAGGGCGGCAAGGTTGAGAAGAAGGCCATGGGCGGCGCTATGGGCGCTCCTATGGGCGCTCCTATGGCTGCTCCAGCTATGGACCCCCGCAAGGCGGCCATGCTGAAGCAGATGATGGCCCGCAAGGCCGCTATGGGCGCTCCTGCAGCGCCTATGGCTGCTCCCGCAGCCCCAGGTGGCCTGCCTGCCATGAAAAAGGGCGGCAAGGCTATGAAGCACGACGATGCTGCTCAGGATCGCGCCATGATCAAGAAGGCCATGGCGGGCAAGAAGTTTGCTGCTGGTGGCACCATCGAAGGCAACGCAAGCAAGTTTGTCAACACCAAGGTCGTTGACGGTGACAAAAAAGACACCGCCAAGGGCACCGGTGACGTCAAGATGGGCAAGCCTGCTGGTTACAAGACCGGCGGCACCATCGAAGGCAACGCTGGCAAGTTTGTCAACACCAAGATGGTCGATGGCGACAAAACCGATACCGCAAAGGGTACCGGCGACGTCAAGATGGGCAAACCTGCTGGCTACAAAAAAGGCGGCGCTATTGGTTGGGAGAACCGCCCCGCCAACACCGGCGACCACTTTGACTCTGCCAAGGGCACCGGCGAAGTCCGCAACGGCAACGCTGGTGGCTACAAAAAAGGCGGTGCTGCAAAAAAGCATTTCGCCACGGGGGGCAGTGTTGAAGACGCTGGCCGTGCCGTGGCAATGCCCCGCAAGCCGGTCTCCAAGCCTGTAAGCAACACCAATCAATCCGGCACCTTCAAAAAAGGCGGCAAGGTTGAAAAGTTTGACACTGGCAGTACCGGCAACGACGCTTTGCAAGACCTCTCAAATGGCGAATACGACAAGTTTTATGCCAATGAGCGTCAACAAAACGAGCGTGACCGGGACGCCATCTTGGGCGCACCTGGTCGGGCGTATGACGCGGTCAAACGCCTGCTTGGTGGCAAACCCGGCGCGGGCGCAGGTCGGGGGTTTGTAAACCCCCCGATGGCCAAGAAGCGCGGCGGCAGCGCTAAGTGCTAGTAGCAAGTAAGGGGCTTAAAATGCCCCTTACTTTTAATTGGAGAAAATTATGGCTGACGCAGTAACGAGTCAAACTTTGATGGACGGCGAACGCCTGGCCATCATGAAATTCACGAACATCAGTGACGGCACTGGTGAAACAGCGGTCACAAAAGTCAACGTCGCCAACCTAACGGCCAGCGGTTCCGGTAAGCCCTGCACAGGGGTAATCGTGAACAAAATCACGTCGATTTGCCATGGCTTGGAAGTACGCATGTACTGGGACGCGACCACGGACGTGCCATTCTTCTTGGCTACCGTCAACACCAACTACGAGAATGATTTCACCAAAATTGGTGGCATCACAAACAACTCTGGCGCGGGAAAGAACGGAAATATTGTGTTCTCTACCTCCGATGCGTCTGCTGGTGATACCTACACCGTTGTGCTCGAAATGGTCAAAACCTACGCCTAATCATGCCTACCAAATCACCCGCTCAAAAACGACTCATGCAGGCCGCTGCCCACACCAAGGGCGGTTTTGGCGGCGTGCCGCAGAAGGTTGGCAAGGAATTTGTCGCTGCCGACAAGCGCAAGACCAAGAAGATGGCCGAGGGCGGCGTGGCCAGCCTGGGCGGTATGCTCTCCAGCACCCCCAGCGCACCGGCTGGGCAGTCCTCTAGCATCAATCCGCCGCCGATGATGGCCCAGGGTGGAAGCCGTGAGGACCTGCCGTCCGCACCGGTTACCCCCGTGGACAACACGCAACCGGTGAACTACAAAAAGGGCGGCCACATCACCACCCGGCGTATGTCTACCGGCAGCGTGTCCAAGAAATCGCCGTGCTGGTAAGGTGCGACCATGAAACCCGGACTGTACGCCAACATCCACGCCAAGCAGGAGCGCATCGCTAAGGGCTCAGGCGAGAAGATGCGCAAGCCTGGTGTGAAGGGTGCCCCTACGGCGGCCGCGTTCAAGCAGTCTGCCAAGACTGCCAAGATGAAGGAAGGCGGTCCGAGCTTGGCCGTCGGCCGGGGCGAGAAGCTGTCGGTTGAAAAGGGTGCTGGGCTCACCGCAAAAGGGCGCGCCAAGTACAATCGGGAGACGGGATCTAACCTGAAGGCACCACAGCCTAAAGGTGGGGCTCGCAAGGACTCATTCTGCGCTCGCATGAGCGGCGTTGTAGAACACTCAAAGGGGGACGCCCCACGCGCTAAGGCATCGCTGAAGCGGTGGGACTGCCCAGGCTGGTAAGGAAACACCATGGCATACAGCGGCACCGTCGGTCAAACAGTCATCTCAGTACAGACCCTGATCGACCACGGCGCACGCCGGTGCGGCAAGCTGGCCGAGGAGCTGTCGGTGGAGCAGGTGCAGTCGGCCAAGGAGTCGCTGTTCTTCTTCCTGTCGAACCTGGCCAACCTCGGCATCAACTACTGGGCCATCAACAAGACCGTCATCGGCCTCAACGCCAACCAGTACATCTACAGCCTGCCGGTGGGTGCCATAGACGCGCAGAACGTGCTCTACCGCACCATGAACCAGCCAACAGGCACCTACGCGTCCTCGGCGGGTGGAACGATAGCCTTTGTCGCGGATGACAACATCACCACGTACTGCCAACAGACATCCTCAAACGGCAACATCTCCGTGGACTACGGCTCGGGCAATCCACAGTACATCGGCTCGATTGGCATACTGCCCTACCTGCCGGGTGGAAGTTCCACGTGGAACTACGTCTTTGAGTCTTCCCCCGACGGTGCCACGTGGACCACCCGGTACACCGGAACAAACGTCGCGGTATCGGATGGCCAATGGATTTGGCAGGACATCGACCCTGGCGCAAACGTGCAGTTCTACCGCATGCGCGCGACCGGCGGCACCACGCTGGCCTTGCGCGAGCTGTACTTCGGCAACAACTCCACCGAGATCACCATGGCTCGGTTGAACCGCGACGACTACACCAACCTGCCCAACAAGAACTTCACGGCCAACCAGCCCTTCCAGTTCTGGTTTAACCGCACGATTCCTCAACCACAGCTCTACCTGTGGCCCGTGCCGTCCAACAACTTTGTTCAGATGACGGTCTGGTACTCCCGCCAGATCATGGACGTGGGCGCGCTGAACGGCGAGCTGGAGATCCCCCAGCGCTGGTACGAGGCCGTGCTGATGAACCTGTCCCACCGGATGAGCTTGGAGCTGCCGGGCGTGCCGATGGACCGCATCGGCTACCTTGAGAAAATGGCCGCGCAGTACCTGAACGACGCCGAGAGCGAAGAGCGAGACAAGTCGCCGATCTACTTGGCCCCGAACATCAGTGTCTATTCGAGGTAAGCATGCCCCGCTTCCTTGACACCCTTGGCGGCTCAGACATCGCCATATTTGTGTGCGACAGGTGCAAGATGAAGCGCGCGCATGCCGAGGCGCGTAACGACCCCAACTTCCCTGGGCTGCTGGTATGCTCTCAAGGGTGCGCGGATGAGAAGGACCCGTACCGTTTAGCGCCACGTCCTACGGAAAAAATTACGATACGCTTCCCTCGGCCAGATGTTGATATTGCAGTTACCGCGCAGGACTTGGTGTCTAGCGGAAGCAACTCGTCCATCCTGTCCACGCAAGGTAATAACCAATCGCCGAGCAACAACGGTAACGCCGACCAATTTGTAAAGCAGCCCTAGTATGCCATCTACTCAAGTTTATTTCACCGATCTACCTGCCGCAGGGCCTATCACGGGGACCGAGGTAGTTGCTG